GTCTTTCGAAGAAGGAGATTGAGCATGTTTGCCATTGAAAAAGTCATCCCAACCCCGGGCAAAATGGAAGCGCGCAAGGAGCTGCGCATGCATCGTGCTGACGAGGAGCGGATCCGCGCCGCAGCTGCGGCCACGGGCTTACAGGAAGCCGACTTTATCCGTCAGGCTGCACTGCTGCGTGCACAGGAAGTAGAGCGCCGCATGTCACTCTCGATCTTGCCGCATGAAACCTTCGAAGCTTTCCGGAATGCCGTCGAAGCCCCTGGCAAAATGGTGCCTGGTCTGGCGCGTGCCGCTGAAGCGTCGAAGGGGCTGCTGAAGGATGCCCTCTGACAGTCCGGCAGGAACAGCCGCTTTTTCCATCGCCAGATTCGAAAAGGCGCTGCATGATCGCAGCGCTTTCTTTTGTGGTTTTACCCCAATCGACAACTTCCTGAAGTCCTCGCTCTCGGATCAGATCAAGGGTGGGCTAGTAACAGCATGGGTCGCGACATCGGGAGATGATCCCGCCGTCCTCGGCTTTTACACGCTGAGCGCGATGGCTGTGCGCGCCAGTAACGGCCCGACCAAGTGGCGACGGTCAGGTGTACCCGATATTCCAGTGATTTATATTCGGGCCGTTGCCGTTCGTAAGGACATGCAAGGCAGAGGGCTGGGGACTGCCCTTTTACTGGATGCGATGAAGCGGAGCTTGTTGATTACTGAGCAGCTGGGTGCAGCGGCAATTGTGCTCGATGTTCTTGAAGACCAGCATTTTGAGCAGCGCTGGAAATTCTACATTGATCTTGGCTTCCGGCCGCTCGGAGATCCCGACAACCCTCGCCGTGTTTTCATTCCCATGGCGGACGTCCGCGCGACCCTCGGTTAGTCTTTGAAGGCTTCAACGTCGCGTTTCCAACCAATTCGCCACGATCGCGCCCGGGATACCGTCCTGCGCCGCCTTGGCTGCACGATCCAGATCCAGCTGCTTGCGGAGCTTCACCTGGCGGACCAGCAGGAAGATCGGTACCGTGGTCAGCCCGCGCCCGGTCTTGGATCGCGAGGCCACACCGAGCCCGCGGGCATTCAACCGGCCCTCTGCCACCAGAAGACTGGGCCCGCTGCGCCGATAGATGAAGCGAAGACGCAATCCGCGCCGGCGCTCCCACTCGCCAGGGCTTATTCGCCCGCCACGGGTGGATTTGCCTGCCGCTGCCGTCGGGATGGCCAGCCAAAACCTGTCCTTTGAGCGGATCAGTGGTCCGGCATCATGCGCGCCGACGATGACCGGTGCCTTGGACCAGATCAGGGCAGCCGCATTCAGGCTGGGCTGGCCCTTGGGATAGAGCTCCGAACGGATCGTGCGTGACAGACGTGCTCCAAGGCCTGCCCCGGTGATCTGTCCGCGCCAAGCGGTCTTCAGGCTTGTGCCCGCGTCCCCGATGGCCTTTGTGACCGCTTTTTCGCCGGTAGCGATCTCAGCGGCCATCATGGCACCGAGGTCACCGACGATGTCCATGCGGATCATCTCACTTCCTCGCCTCACTGTTCCAGATCGGCATGCGGGTCTGGCCACCAGGGCAGAAGTTCCACCGTCCAGACCAGTCGCTCACGGTCCCTTTGCGGTGCGCCCTGGACAGTGAAGACCTCACCCGCGATCTCGAAGCGATCGCCGGCAGCCAGCTCCGGACAGTCGCTGACACGCACATCGAGAACGACGCTGTCGCTGACCAGCCGTGCCGCGCCGAATTCTGCCATGCGGTCAGGGCTGCGCCGCATCACGCGGATCCCACGCTCCACCCCGATGCCGGATTGTTGGTAAAGCGCCGGGGTGGAGAGATTAGGGTCGCCGAAGAGCACGCCAAGCGCGTCAGCAAAGGCACTCATCAGGTCCGCTTGGCCGAGCGCAGCACCTGCGGCCGGGTGCAGATCGGCAGCGGGTTGCTTTCGATCTCAAGGCGCACCCATTCGTCTCGGTCGCGGTCGGGGATCATGCGGGCATAGAGCGGCAGGCCGAGCGTGTTCACTGTCTCGAACGTGTCGGCTGGTGCGTAGTAAATCTCGAACAGCCCCTCGACCCCCTCGGGGTAAAAATACGCCTTGTCCGTGGGCACGCCGAAGCCGAGGCCTCCCCGATAGCGGCGGAAGGTGATGCCGCCAAAGCTGACCTCTTCGCCGACGCGGCCGCGCAGATCGGCGGCGGCAGCAGTGTTGAGATAGGTCTCGCGCACCTCCTTGTGCGCAACAAGATCGGCAAAGAAGGCCGAGCCGCATTCTGCGCGGAGCTGGACCTGACCGGCAGCCAGCCCGCCGAGGCTGTCTTCCACGCTTTCGATCAACGCTTGGCAGCGTTTGCGCAGGGCGCCAGATGCAGGCGACTGGTTGTCGAGATCGAAGTCGACCTCGGCCGCCGGGGTGATGCCGAACTCGGTGTAGTAGTTGATGACCGTTGCCCCATCCTTCGGGTCCTTCACCACGCCTTGGATGCCGTTGAAGAGGTGGAACTCGAAGGTGGCTTCCGCATCGTTGCGCAGGCGTCCCATCTTGCGCGCCACTTCGGTCTGCACCTGCTGGGTGGCGGTTTCCGAGCCGAAGTCGCGGATGGCCTGGATTTCCGAGGCCCAAAGCACGTCCTGCTTCTTGAACTGACGGCAGACGAAGGCGCGCATGTCGCGCCGCTCGGGCACCTGTTGTTCATAGGCCGAGCCGCGTTCCGAGAACGGGATCAGCGACAAGGTCCCATCCCGGCTTTCGATCATCACGGTGCGCTGACGCACGCCGCGCGAGCCGAACAGGCCTGCACCTGACAGGATGGCCGGTTTGAAGGGGATGTTTTCAAGAGCCCGGGTGAGCTCGATGATGCTGAAGGCGTCGCCCTCAAAGATGTCCATGGTTGCCATGTTTGGGAATCCTTATGTCAGATGGCTCAGCGCAGGATGATGCCGAGAGCGGCCAAAGCCGTGGTGGCGGCGGTGATCTGGGCCTCGGTCACGCCATCAGGCCAGACGAGTTCATGCTGGTTCACAAGCGTGGGCCCGCGCAGCACGACAACGCCGGGTGCATCAGCTGCTGAGGCATCGACGCCAGCCCAGAGAATGCCAGCAGCATTTTGGCTGCCGTTCGTCGCGGCCGGTGCGAGCCCGGTGTATTTCCCGCCGGTGGTAATCTTGCCGAGCACGGTGCCGGGCTCGAGCTTTCCGGCACCGGAAGCGATGGTGACGGTTTCTCGGGTGTAATCGCGGAGCACTTCCCAGACGAGGAAGCCGCCCGCGTGTTTGCCTTCTGTGAGCGTGGTCATGGACGCTTATCCTTTCGTCTTGAAGGTTCGGGCGATCACATCGCCCCAGGATTGGGTGGGGACCGCGCGCCCGGGTTGGGCATGGGCGGCGGTGATGTCGGGGGTGACGTCGGCCTTTGCCGCGAGAAGGCGGTTGCGGACCTCATCGAGACCAACGTCTTCTTCGAGGAACCGGCCCGCCATCTGCGGTTGACCCGCGAGGCGGCAGAGATCAATCACAGCGCGCGCATGGGCGATGGCCTGAGCGCGAACGGATGCGGTGTCGGCCATTGTGGCCTCACTTGCGGCCATGGTTGGCGCTGCCGCAGCCGATTGTTCAGGATCAGACTGGGTGTTGACGTCTGCAACACCCTCGGTCTGCGGCTCCGTCGCTACTGGCTCATCGGGTTCACTTGCCGCCTCGACCACTTCTGGCGGCGCGTTGCGGAAGCGCGCCACATCGAAAGAGGCGGCGAGTTTCACCGGCTCAGCGATCCGGTCGATGAAGCCGAGAGCCAGCGCGTCCTTGGCATCGAGCCAGGTCTCTTCCGCCATCAGGGCGGCGATCTCGTCGTCAGGTTTGCCTGATTTCGCGGCATAGCCCTGGATCAGGCTGCCTTTGACCTTGTCGAGCGCCTCAGCCGTGGCGCGCATGTCCTCGGCCGTGCCCATGACCAGCCCCGAGGGATCGTGGATCATCAGGAAGGCGTTTTCCGGCATGATGATCGTATCACCCGCCATCGCGATGTAGCTCGCCGCCGAAGCCGCGATCCCATCGATCCAGACGGTGATGTCGCCTGAATGCCGCTTCAGGGCGTTGTAGATGGCGACTGCATCAAAGACCGAGCCGCCGGGGCTGTTGAGACGCAGATCAATCGCCGCATTGTCGGGCAGCGCACCGAGTTCCGCGAGGAACCCCTTTGCCGTGACGCCATAGGCGCCGATTTCGTCATAGATCAGCACTTCCGTGCCCGAGGTGCGGGCACGGATCGTGTACCAGGATTTCATGGGATTACTCCTGTTGTAGGTCGGTGCCCGGGTTACTGTCGGACGGTCCGTCACTCGAATTTGGATCGGGCAATTGGACGGGCGTTGCCCTTGCCCCCTGGGTTTCGCCGGGGCTGGCGCGATAGGTCAGGCCCAGATCGGCTGCCCGTTTCGCGTCGGATGCGTTTTCACGGTCAACCTCTTCGATGTCATAGCCGGTGGCCTCGACCACCTTGCGCCGGGAGGTCAGGCCCGCTTCCATAGCCAGCACCTGCGCCTGGATGTCTTTGAGCGGATCGACCCAATCCCACCGTGGCGGGATCCATTGCACCGGCCGGGCCGTGACAGGATCTGCAACCAAGGCGCCCGAGAGCACGGCCGTTTCCAGCCAGCGCCGCCAGATGGGGCGGCAAAGCTGGTGCGCCATGACCCCATGCTGCAGCTGGCCGATCCGCCGCCGGAACTCGACAAGCTCAGCCCGCAGGCTTGAATAATTCGCCTGCCGAACATCGCCGGTGACCAGATGATAGGGCAGCCCCAGCGAGGCCGAGACCGCGAGCAGCGTGCGATACTGGAAGGCCTCATAGCCGCCACCCACATCGGCGGGGCTCGAGAACTTCACATCCTCGCCGGGCAGCAGCACCTGCATGGTGCCGGGCTCAAGGCTCGCAATGGCGGCCCCGTCGAGATCGGCCTCGCCTTCGCCCATCATCGGGTCCTCGGGCGCCGTCTTGGTGATGAAGCCCGCGAACATCGCGGCTGTTTTCTTCCGGTCAAGCTCGGCGTCGTCGTATTGGTCCAAGAGGAACAACCGCACCATGGCGGGTGCCACATGCGGCAGGCCCCTTATCTGGCCTGCATCGATGGGACGGTAGATATGCAGCACTTCCTCAACCGGCACGCGGACGGTGTCAGGAACGGCCACCCGCTGATCCGTACTGTCACCCGGATGGCGGCGGCGGAAGTGATAGGCCACCCGCCGCCCGATCAGGTCGAACTCAATCCCGCAGCGGATACGGTTCCCATTCGGGTCCGTTTCGGTTTTCTCGAAGGGCAGCATCTCGGATTGCAGAAGTTGCAATTGCAGCGGCACTAGCAGCCCGTCTTCCGCCCGACGGGGCCGAAGGCGAACGAAGCATTCGCCCGCGACAAACATCTCGCGCGCGACCATGGCCTGCAGACCGTAGAAATCGGTCAACCCGTCCGCGTCCGCCTCATCCGTCCAGGCCAGCCAAAGCTTTTGAACCTGGTCACGTAACGCTGCATCCGTGATGAGCGAAGACGGTTTGATGCCGTCGCCGACGAGGTTTGCCGCGAAGGCTTCACAGGCATTGGCGGCATAGCCATTCGTCACCACCAGTTCGCGTGACCGGGCCAGCAGTCTGGGTCCGCCAGAAGCGACCAGCGCGTTGATGTTTTCCAAGGGCGGGTTCCAGCCCCGCAACCGGCGTTTCGACATCGCGCCCTCAAGGCGCGCGCGCACGGCCGCAGGTCCGCTCTCGCGCGCAGGTCGGCGAAACCGGTCAAACAGCCCCATCAATCATAACCCCTTGGATGTGGTGATGCGCACCTGTCGCACAATGCGCCGCCCCTCGAGCGTTGCGATTTCGCGGTCCAGCGCCTCGATGGCCCGGTCAATCTCTGCCACAGAGCGGTAATCTACCGACTTGCCGTCATAGCTTACGCGCGCCACACCGGAGGATCGCTGGGTTGAAAGAGCCTCGCGGCGGGTGCGCAGATCAAGAATAGTGGCCATTTATCACCCCATGTAAGTCGATCGCATTGTCCGCCGCCGCGTTGACGGACGGGCTGATGATTTCACGGGCGCGTCACCCGCAGGCCCATCCGCTTGCACGGCAAGTTGCCGCTCCAACTCGGTCCAGCGTGCGTCCGACCAGCGGTCCGCACCCGCAATCCACGCCGCTGCCCGGGCATAGACCCGGCAGTCCAGCGCCTCGTTACGCTCACGCATCTTTTGCCATTCGAGCTTGGCAAACCCGCGCTTGTTCTTGACCGTGACCAGCTGTTCCGCCGTCAGCTGCTTGAGCCATTCGCTGTCCGTCCATGACGGCAGATGGACCGTTCCGGCCGGGAACTCAGCACCACCTGTAATCTCCTCCGGCGTTGGCCGGTCCTGGCGCAGAAAGCGATAGGTCTCTGCCTTGAACGTCGAGGTCGCCACCGACCAGAGCCGTGCGCCGCGTCGCAAACGCTTGCCGCCGATGGTCGCATCAACAAAAGTCGGACCCGTCACCGGGCTCGCGCGGTTAAACCCCTCAAGTCCCTTGACCGGTGCCACCTGTGCAAAGCCTACCTGACGCGCCCAGCCGTAAACGGCACTGGTCTCATAGCCGGTGTCGATCCCCAGCCGCGAGATGGTCAGGTGTTGGCCGCTCTCGTGCGCCCACACCCGGCACAACAGGTCGGTCATCCTCTGCCAACAACCCGGATCGCCCGGGCCGCCCTCGATGACAATGTGATCGACCAGCCAGCTTTCCAGGCCGCGCCCCCAGGCCCAGACATCGACCTCAATCCGGTCCTTCTGAACATCCGCGCCAGCCGTCAGGAACAGCCCGCCCGCAGGCACGGTGCCGGGTTTCCACTCTTCACGCCGTTCTGCCAGCCGCTGCCAGTCGGGGGCTTCGCCGGTCTCGAACCAGGTCTCGCCGAGGATCGTATTGCGAAACGCCCGCATCGCCTCGTCATTGCCAAGCGCCGCCTCCCAGGACCGCGCAATCCGCGCCCAGCTGAGCCAACCCATGGGCGAATAAAGCGCGGAGAGGTGATAGCCCACCGTCAGCGGATCGGCCGCCTCCGCCGTCGCCCTCCATCCGCCACGCTCCAGCATCACCGTCTTGTGGTGCTCAGCGATAGGCCTGTCGCAGCCCTCGCAGTGGTATTGCGCCGTCTCGGACTGGCCCTTTTCCCAGCGCAGCCGCTCGAACTTCAGCCATTGCTGCGCCCCGCAATGCGGGCACGGCACGAAGAACCGCCGCTGGTCGCTGGCCTCAAACTCCCGCTCGATCCGAGAGAGCCCCCGGATTGTCGGCGTCGAGACCAAAAACACCTTGCGCCGATGCGCAAAGGTCAGCGAGCGCGCTTCCGCCAGGCTGACCGGATCACCCTCCTCATCGGCGGAGGCCGGATAGGCATCGACCTCATCGAGAAAGATGTAGCGCGCCGGCGTCGAGCGCAGGCCCACCGCAGAATTGGCCCCGGTCATGATCAAGATGCCGCCCGCGAATTCCTTCGACAGCATCGTGTTGCCTGCATCGCGCGAGCGCGCAGGCTTCACCTTGGCCCGCAGTTCCGGGCTTTCCTCGATCAGCGGGTCGATCCGCTGGCGCGAATTGCGCTTGGCCAGCTCCACCGTTGGCTGGACCGCCAGCATCGGTCCCGGCGCGTGGTGCATCACAAAGCCAATGAAGCAATTGCCTGCTTCCGTGGCGCCCACCTGAGCGGCCTTCATGAACACAACCCGTTGCACCGGGCTGACCGGCGAGAGCGCATCCATGATCTCGCGCATATAGGGCGTGCGCGCGGTGCGGTAGCGCCCCGGCTCGGCCGAGGCGCGCGATGACAACCAGCGGTGCCGGTCGGCCCATTGCGACACCGTCAGATCAGGGTCGGGCCGGATCCCCCGCGACCATTGGCGCAACAGATCCTTTGCGCCATCGAACCCGGCGACATCTTCACCCAAGGCCGCTGCGAATGTCGGCAAGGCTGTCGAGTTGGGCGCGGACATGAGCTTCCAGAACCTTCTGCATCAGCGCCGCCTCCACTGTGATCCCGTCTTCCAATGTGGCGACCAGTTCTGACGCCATGAGTGCGGCGACACGTGCAGGCCATATCACCCAGGCATCGCGCTCTTCGCGTGCCAGGCGGAACATCAGCGTTTCGGCCCGCGCGCGGTCGACCAGCTCGCCCTTCAGCTTTTGCAGCCGGATGCGGCGCTCCTGCGCTTTCAGCACCTCGTTGGCGGTCTTGGCTTGCAGATAGGTTGTGCCGCCGCCGACCGCGGGTGCCGCCAGACCCTCTTCGCGCAGCGTCTCGCCCACAGCGGCCACGGCCGCCTCGGGCACGGGCTTCAGCTTGGACGCAGGGTTCGCCACAGGGCGCACGGTCGGCGCTGCACGCGATTTTGCCGGATCGGTCATCGCAACGCGGCGCTGATCGGACGCCTCGGCATCAATGCTGCCATCGGTATGCAGGACCAGCCGTCCAGCCTCCTTGGCCTTCTGGATCGCGCCCCGCGACAGGCCCACGCGGGCGGCATACTGGCGTTCGCTCACACCCTGCATCGCGCATCCCCGTGCAGCTTATAGCAATGATATTGCTACGAATTCAGTTGATTACACTTCGCGCCGGAGCGATTCTTGGTCTCAAGAAACGGGTGCATCGCACACCCTCAGACAAGGATCGGAGAGAGCCATGCGCGCACCAAAGAACACGGGCCACAGTTCGATGAATGACGAAGTCGCCCGCGACGCCGTGCTGCTTGAGATCGCCGAACGGCACCTCTTCCTTGAAACCCTCGAGACGCGAAACTCCGATAGCCTCGATTTCCACGACAGCGCCGTTTGGGCGATCCGCTCGGCGCTGCTCGCCGCATTCGAGGCCGGACGCCGCGCAGGCGCCGCCAACACCCAAGCCCAATCCTGAAAAGACCAGATCATGGCGATCGCCGTCCCCTCCGACACGACCCGCATCTTCATCGACCGCCAGCGCTTCGTTCAGGCCATGAGCCCGGCCACGCTGCAGGTCCATTTCAACGACCTCAACCTGAATTCCGAGGTCTTCGAGATGGCGGGTCGGATCGGGATCGACTGCCTCACCATCGAGTTGGCCGATGTCGTGCCGGTCCTGCAGCAGCACGGGCTGATCTGAACCGCCCCGGAAAGGAACGCACATGAGCACGCGCGCACAGATCGCCATTCAGCTTGGGCCCAACGAATGGGCGCACACCTACGTGCATTATGACGGCTACCCGTCGCACATGCTGCCCGCGCTGGCCCCTTGGACGCCCGAGGACATCCTCGCTGCCCGCGAAATCCGACAGGTCCGGGCCGACGCGCTCGACTGCTTCGACCCGCCCCGCGAACCTCCGATCCTGCGGCGCCCGACCTGCGAGTTGTCCCATCTCTACCTCTGGCAGGACGGGGCATGGGTGGACGCGACCGATCGCTCCGAATGAGCAGAAAGCAAGATTATGGCTGTGATTTTGCTACGATAATCTGCGCGCCAGAGCGATGGTCATCGCACCAGAACGATGCAACTCACCCTCGGAGCTACCGCCATGACCAACGCCACCACCACCCTGATCGCCGACTTCCGCGCCGCCGCCGAAGAGATTGAAGCCCGCTTCGCGCCCAGTGCCTGCGCCACGATCGCTTCGCACAACTGGATCGTCATCGACGACTTCGGACCCCTGACTTTCACGCTCGCGCCCCAGGGCGGCAAACACCGCGCCACCTGCACGGGCCATGGCCGCGCGCACAAGGTCAACCGCTTCACGAAAGCGGACGCCGAGTATCTCGCCCGCGCCTGCAACGCCCGCGCCGCCTTCTGGGCAGACGCCGCGCGCGAGGAGGCCGCAACCTTGCGCCGCCACATCGCAACGCTCGAAGCTCTCAGCGCCGCTTGAATGCAAATGGGCGGGGCCAAGCGACCGCCCGCACCCATCACGAGGATCCCGACCATGACCAAGCACCGCATCCTGCCTAGCCGCAACGAGGATTACGGCTTCTTCCGCACCCTGACTGTCTGCCCGCAGCGCGACCGCCGCAGCACGGAGGTCTGGGGGCTCGCCTCGCGCATGATCACTGAAGCGATCCACGCCGACAGCGAGGACGAGATGATCGGCATCCGCGACTTTCTGGACAGCCGGATGGGCCGCCATTTCGCCGATGATGTGGTCGGCAACATGGCTGGCTGCAACATCGGGCTCGAGCCCGCCATCAGCTCCGCAATCCGCCGCTGGCAGGGCTGGCGCATCGATCGCAAGACCGAACGCGAGCACGGCATCCCCGCTGGGCTGCCCTACCTGACCGGCTGGGTGCAGCATTTCGCGGTCACGGCCGCGATGGAGGATGCAGAATGATCGATCCGCACCCCTTGCGATCAGGGGCACTCCTGTCCGGCACCGCATTGTGCCCGATCAAAGTTGCCGCACCCAAGCGCACGATTATCGTCAAAGGCCCCGTGGGCAGTATCCGCATCCAGAAGCAGCCGTCCCAACCCTATCCCATCGCCAAACCCCAAGGAGCCCGCTGGATCATGACCATCAATCCCCATACAGTCGTCGATGCCGTGCTGGCCGATACGGCACTGCCGATTATTGATCACCCAATCGACGTCACACCGATTGAACCTCAGACCAAGATAGCGACCCTAATCGCCATGCTGCGCCGCGAAGGCGGTGCCTCCATCGACGAAATGGCCGAAGCGACTGAATGGAAAGTTCATTCCGTGAGGGGTGCTCTGTCGGGCATCCTGAGGAAAAAGCTAGGCCTCGAGGTCACTTCCGAAAAGGTCGAAGACCGAGGGCGGGTGTACCGGGTGGCCTGAACAGCTCTACCCGTCACCGCACGTTCCCCGTCAGTAATGAAACCGAAGCTGAGCGATCTCCAAACTCTGATGATCGCCCGCCCCACTCACCCGATAGACCATGCGGTCTTCATGCGAGATGCGGCGTGACCACCAGCCAGACAGATCGCCCCGCAACGGTTCGGGCTTGCCCACGCCCTTGAACGGCGTGCGCTTGCATTGCTTGATCAGCTCATTGATGCGTTCACGCACCTTTGGATTGTTCTCAGCCCAGAAGAGATAATCTTCCCAAGCCTCATCCGAAAAAACGAGCTTCACTCGAAAAGCTCACGTTCCTTGCCGCCATCCCCATCCAGCTGGGCAATCGCGGAACGCAGGCGGGATGCATTGCGCGGGTTCGAAAGCAGATGAAGTGTTGCGTTGATGGCACTCCACGCTTCCAGCGACACGATGACCACCGCTTCACCCTTCTTACGCGTCACCACGACCTCTTGCTTGTCGTGGATCGCGCGATCCATCACGCCCTTGAGCTGCGCGCGAGCATCGGAATATGTCATCACGTCCATGAGTGGCCTCCTGTGCACCAACCACATATGTACGACTTTTGGTACGCTTTCAAGGGGCCAGTCTGACAGGGTACGCTTTCGCAGTAAGCTTTGAACTATTTATGCAACCGCTCGAACAACCTCCGCAGCAGATACCCGCGGGCCAAGGATACACCAAGGAACGCTAAGCCGATCAAGAGATGGTCCGCCAGCCCAGCCTTGAAGCCGAACAGCGGAAACACGGCCAGTTGCATGGCTATTGCGACGACGTAGCCCACGACCACATTCGTCGCGGCCTCGATAAACGACATGGCACGCGACTGGGTCATGGGCTGGCCTTTCGCAACGCCGCCTCTTCGGCAAAGCTGCACCCAGTCTCGGCAAGCACGGCTGCGCGCCCAGTAAACGCCTGCCAGCGCTGGACGATCACATCGACATATTTCGGGTCAAGCTCAAGGAGCGCAGCGCGCCGCCCGGTCGCCTCGGCCGCAATCAGCGTGGTTCCGCTGCCGCCGAAGGGATCGAACACCAGATCGCCTTTTTGGCTCGAATTTCGAACGGCGCGTTCGACCAGCGCCACCGGCTTCATGGTCGGGTGCAGGTCGTTCTTGTGCGGCCGCGGGATCTGCCAGACATCCCCCTGGTCGCGATCCCCGCACCAATGCCGCTTCACCCGGTCCGGCCAGCCATAAAGGATGGGCTCATATTGCCGCTGGTAATCGGATCGTCCGAGCGTGAAGCGGTCCTTGGCCCAGATGACGAAGGTCGACCAATGGCCACCTGCTTCCTTGAAGGCCGCCTGCAGCGTGTGCAGTTCAGACGAGGACATGCAGATATAGACCGCGCCATCCGTGTAGAGGTTAATCAGCACGCAGGCATCATACAGGAACTGCCCGAACCCGTCGCCAAGGGCGTCATTCTTGATCCTGCGCCCCTTCCCCGCTTTTTCGGCGCCGACGCCGCCGGCGTAATCAACGTTGTAGGGCGGATCGCAAAAAGTGAGGTTGGCCCGCACACCATCAAGCACGCGTTCGACATCGGTGGTCACCGTCGCGTCCCCGCAGAGCAGTCGATGGCCGCCCAAAAGCCACAGATCACCCGGGCGGCTGATCGGGTCCTCAGCGGGTTCCGGAACCTCATCGGGATCTGCGCCACCGTCGGTATCGGCCGCCGTTTCAGCCGACAGCAAGGCATCCAGCTCGCCATCGTCGAACCCGATCAGCGAAAGGTCGTAATCCTCGGCCAGCAGGTCCTGCAGTTCTGCCGACAGCAGAGCCTCATCCCAGGTGCCGAGTTCGGTCAGTTTGTTATCAGCCAAACGATAGGCCCGACGCTGCGCCTCGGTCAGGTGACCCAGCACGATAACCGGCGCCTCGGTCAGTCCTAGGCGGGTGGCGGCGAGAACGCGGCCATGGCCAGCGATCAACTCGCCATCCTCGCCGACGAGGCAGGGCACGGTCCAGCCGAACTCGGCCATGCTGGCGGCTATCTTCGCGACCTGCTCGTTCCCATGCATCTTGGCGTTCTTCGCGTAGGGCTGCAGGCGCGCAAGCGGCCAGGACTCGATCCGCTCAGGGGCGAAGGCGAGGGTCATGAGTGTGATCCTGTTAGATAGGTTGGCGCGCGCGGCCATCGATGGGCGGCGTGCTGGCTTCCGATGCAGGGTTCAGCCGGTGGGCCCCGATGGTGGATTCCAACTGGACCCTGGATTCCACCAGGTATCCACCTGCGAAATCCAGCTAAGTGTTTTATTTTACGTTATTTTAAGGCGATCTGGGGTGGATTCCAACCGGGGTGGACTCCCAAAAAAATCGCCCTGACGCTAGCGAAGTTCCGGGCCTCGCCCCCCCGAATACAATTTTCGGCCAGGAAGGACCCGCAAAATCAACAGGTTGGACGCCGAAGCTTATCTAATCTCGCAGTTTACACTGTCATTCAACGAAACAGGTCGATCAACATCTTCGCCTCACGATCACCCTTCCGCCTCTCACAGCCCGTGCGATCTTGGGGCTAAATTACACTCACCGCAGAAAAAGGGAATCCCCTCCGGTGTCTCACCAAAAATTGTCTCGCTTGCACGAAGGGGGTTGACAGGCCTAACGAGGCATCAGCCCCGAAACATCGGCTTTGAAGGCCTCGATCGCGGCTGCGATCTGACCACTTTGATCGGCATCTTTCCAAGAACTTGCTCCTGGTCCAGCGATGATGTCTGCAAGAGGATGGCCATGGCGAGAATGCCAAGTCGCTTGCGCGTCAAAGGCAGCGGCGTTTTCGCTCAGCCACTTTTTACATGACGCCTCAGCGGTTTCGGCCAAACGTCTCATGACACACTGCGCAGCCATGCGGCCAGCTCGTCCTCAAGAAGGTTCCCAGCAGCAAGATCAACAATCACGCGGTATTTTTCCTCGGACGAGGCATTGAATGGCGCGCCATTGAGACCCAGGAACAAACGGATCGCAATCAGCGCCGTGCGCTTGTTTCCATCAGCAAAAGGATGATTGCGCGCCAAACCAAACCCATAAGACGCAGCCAGGGCATAAAGGTCTGGCTCCGGCTGGCCATAAGCATACAAGTTGCGAGGTCGTTCTAAAGCCGAGAGGAAAGCCCCCTCGTCACGCATGCCGTCAAGCCCGCCATGCTCAGAAAGCTGCCGACGATGCGCAGCCACCAAAACATCGGCACGTAGCCATATTGGTTCATTCATTTGGCGAGCTTCTTCAGCACATCACGATCTTCGCGCATAATCTCTTCCGCGAGTTCCATCTGCTGCGCGAACTCTGGATCATACGGGGTCAGTTCGATACCAGCGGGGGTTTCAGTGACATACAGCATGTCGCCCTTGCCACACCGCAACTTTGCAAGAAGCTCCTTAGAGAGCACCACGCCCACAGAGTTCCCAATCGTGGTCAGTTTGAGGGTTTGCATGGCAGACTCCTTTAAGGTAGTTATAACGAATATTATTACCGCGCCTAAAAGGATCTGTCAACGCACTGCCAAACCGACCCTGGAACACCTCGCTGGCTTGCGTGGGACATAGGATTTCGATGAAACTGGCAGAAACGGAGGGTGTCATCATCGCAAGCCAAGCCAACACAACTCAATGGCGCAAGCGCCAAGCAGCGCTCGGCTTCGTGCGAGTGCAGGTCCAAGTTCGCAACGAGGATGCCAGCCTCGTCAGAGAGATCGCAAGCGTACTGCGCGACCCATCGCGGCACGAGGCCACCCGCTCAGTCTTGCGCAAACACATCACACCCTCGCCCGCCAAAAGCTTCAAGGGTCTTCTTGCATCTGCTCCCTTGGCGGATATCGAACTCGACCGCTCGACAGATTCCAGCCGAGAGAACGATCCGTGACCCGGGCGCCGATACCAACGTGCCTTTAATAAGCCTGCCGCGCTATTAAAGGTTGGAGCCTTAACCTTTAATAAGAGGCCGCGAGACGCGAGCGTCACCCAACCAGCGCACGCAGATCCTTGATCAGCACGAACAAATGCAGCGGGTCGGTTGGACTCGGCTCGAACCCAAAGCGCTCGTACCACTGTCGCGCAGCATCATCTTTTGCGTGAACAAGCAGAGCACGGATTCCAACGATGTCCGCAACCTGCAGCGAACGCAGGATGGCATCTTTGAGAAGCGCAGCTCCCAAGCCACGGCCGTGACAGGTTTCATCCACGGCAAGCCTCGCCAACAGCATGACAGGTACTGGATGGCGGGCCAAGCCTTTCGTCACACGCGCAGGCGCTGCGGCATGCTCCACCGAACCAACCGTCAGGCTGTAATATCCAAGCACCACTCCATCCGCCCGGGCAGCAACATATGTCTGAGCAGCACCCGCCTTGGTGTTCACAAGCGCGTGGCGGTCGAGGTAACGGTTCAGGGCCTCAGATCCACAACCGAAGCCATCCGTGCTGTTAAATGCCAAAAGCTTCGTGATCTCGACGTCGCGGAAATCGGAACTCATGTTTCCAGGATGCTACGGTTCTTGAGCAAGCTGGCCATCCGATCATTATGTCTGACGGGGCGGTCAAGAACGCTCTGAAACTCTTCCCACCTGTCGTCATCAAGCGCAAACATCTTTCGATCAAGCAAGGTGTCCTCAGCCGCGCGCAAGCCAGCGTCCAGAAGGAACTCCGTCACATTCTTGTGCGACGCAGCTGCAGCACGCTGAAGCAAGCCTTTGGCAGCCGCAGTCGTCCTGACATCAATGCGTTCGGTTTTCGATTCAGAAATCATGGTGTGTCTCCTGAGTACAATGTAGCAACCGTACGACGTCCGGACAAGGGGTGATTTTGGGGCAGCCCTGACCTCGCCACAGCCTCTCCGATTTGGGCGTATTTGGGCGCCAAAATGGCATTGCCAAATAGGCGTAATTGGGTGTATATTTGGGTGTGGCACAGAACCCGATCAATACCGACACGATCCTGATCACGCCGGAAATCCTGGCGCTCATTGCCGAGATCGACGAATTCAAGGGCGCGTGGCGCGCTCTGGGAACGCTGGCGCCCGAGCGGCTTTCGGCGTTGCGGCGCGTCGCCACCATCGAAAGCATCGGGTCATCAACACGCATCGAGGGAAGCAAGCTCTCGGATC